ACGGACTACCAGATTCTGGGCCACAAGGACAACGAAGCGCAGAGCCCACCCGACAAGCAATGGATCGGCTGGAAAACGGTCCCGTACCCGGCGCCGACTTTTGTTCGCTTGCCTTGAGGGCCTAACGCTTGAACTAAAGCGGACCGGCACGCAGTGACGGGTCCGCGTTCAGTGAAGGGTTAGGCCGTTGTGGCCGAAGTGAAAGGACAGTGATGAGCCATTTGGACAACGTAGCACGACGCAAGGTAAACGGCCCCGAGGGCTGGACCGTGTGCGCGTGGGAAGTAATTGGCGAGGGCAGTGACCTCGTTGTGTCCGGCGGGGTGCCGCGACTGCTGAAGGCTGGGCCGCGCAAGGGTAAGCCGACATGGCGCGATGTTCCCACCCAGCGAGCCGTGGTGACGCGCGCCGAACTCGACGCCGAGAAGGCGCGCTACGAAGCCGACACGGGCAAGTGCAGCGAGTGCATGGGCACGGGCAAGGTGCTTGCAAGCTGGAGCGCCGCCGAGGGCGTGAAGTACCGGCCGTGCAAGCGGTGCGATGGGACCGGGGAACGGCCTAACGCCAGGTTAAGCCGCTGACAACGGCCGGGACCAAGTAGCCGAAGCGCGCAAGACTTGCCAGCCGTTGGCAGTCGCGCTTGAACCGACAGTTATGCGGCAACACCGCAGAGAGGAAGACGATGGACTCGATGGTTGCATTCGCACTGGCCGCAGCGCACAAGCACTGCGAACCGAAGGTGTTTGACTGGGAGAAGGCTGCGCGCCTGATCCGCGAAAGCGGAGCTACAGACGCAAGCGCGGGCATTTCCGGGGACTGGGAGTGGACAGGCGGGACGATATTTGCGCATGGCAAGCCCGTGCCGAAGGAAGACACCTACGTCTACCTTGCCAGCACGCACGCCACACCGCAGCTTGAATTGAACGGCGAACTGCTGGCCTGCTACCGGCGCAAGAGCGAAACGCCAGGATGGGACAGCGACACCTACTGGCCGCCTGAAGCGCTGGCTGCACTTGCCGCATAACGCCCGAGCTGAACCGGACCCAACGGCGCCAACGAACTGACAAGGAATGCTTGACTGTTGCCCGCCGTTGGGGCTCGGTTCGAGCAAAGTGTTAGGCAGCATCTGGTGGAGAACTGACCATGCCGATTAAGCCCGAGAACAAGGCCCGATACCCGAAGGACTGGAAGGACGTGCGCCACCGCATCCTGAGGCGCGCGAACTGGCGGTGCGAGCACCCGAACTGCCGCGCCCGCCACGGCGTGACCGGCTATTGGCGCAAGGGCCTGTTTCACCGGCTGCCCGATGTGCTGTGGGATGCCGGGTACACGGCTGGCGATGTGGTGGCCTGCGAGAACGGCGAAAAGCTGAAGATCATCAAGATCGTGCTGACCATCGCGCACCTTGACCACACGCCCGAGAACTGCGCCGATGACAACCTGCGGGCCTGGTGCCAGCGCCACCACCTGGCATATGACGCTGAGCACCACAAGATCACCGCCTACCGGACCCGCAAGGATGCGGCGATGACAGCGGACCTGTTTTGATGCTGCCTAACGTGGGAGCTAAGTTGACCGCGCGCCAGCGCGGGTCAACTTGAGCGACAGGTTAACCGGCTCTTTCCGAAGCGAGACAATGATTCACTACCACGGACTACCGATAACGCCAGCGACGGCCGCAGCCAAGGCGGTAGAGGCTGGGCACGCCTTTGTGAGCTACGCGCACGCAGACCAACTGTGCGTGGCCGTGGAGGTGTGCCAGAGCTTTGCGGTGGACAACGGCGCCTTCTCGGCATGGAAGAAAGGCGAGCCGGTGCAGAACTGGCGCGGCTATTACGAGTGGGCTGCTGCCTGCAAGCTAGTGCCCGCGTGCGACTTTGCCGTGGTGCCCGACGTGATAGACGGCGACGAGGCCGACAACGACGCGCTGCTGGCCGAGTGGCCGCTGCCGCGCTGGTTTGGCGCCCCGGTGTGGCACATGCACGAGAGCCTAGGCCGGCTTGAACGGCTGGCCGCAGCGTGGCCGCGCGTGTGCATTGGCAGCTCGGGGGAGTTCGCAACCATCGGCACTGCCGCATGGTGGGGCCAGATTGCCCGCGCGATGCGCGTGGTGTGTAACGACGAAGGCCAGCCGCTGGTGAAGCTGCACGGCCTGCGCATGCTGAACCCCGAGGTTTTCACGCGCCTGCCGTTCGCCAGCGCCGACAGCACCAACATTGGCCGAAACATCGGCATAGATCAGACCTGGCGCGGCAACTACATGCCGCCCAACAAAGAGATGCGGGCAGCGGTGATGCGCTCCCGGATTGAGGCGCACAACGCTCCAGCACGCTGGGCATTCACTGTGCCCGAGTACCAACCCGCCGACCAAGGAAGCCTGCTATGACCCTGACCATTGCCGTTCTCGTGTACGCCGCCGCCATGACGCTGGCTAACCTTTCCGTAGCCACCTGGGGGCCGTGGGTGAGCCCCATCAATGCCTTTGTGTTGATCGGGTTGGACTTGGCCTTGCGCGACTGGCTGCACGTTCGCCTGAAGGCTTGGCAGATGGGCGCCCTGATCGCAAGCACGGGCCTGCTGACCTACGCGCTGAACCCCGCAGCCGGAATGATTGCGGTGGCTAGTGCGTGCGCCTTCAGTGCTGCCGCGCTGGTGGACTGGGCGACGTTCGCTAGGCTGCGCGGCTCGTGGCTGTTCCGAGCCAATGGGTCGAACGTGGCCGGCGCTGCGGTTGACTCGCTGATCTTCCCGACGCTGGCCTTCGGCGCGTTGATGCCGCACATCGTCGCGCTGCAGTTTGTGGCGAAGGTAGCAGGCGGGGCGATCTGGGCCGCGCTGCTGGCACGCACGGTGCAACGAGACGCGCATGCCGGCTAACGCATAGGTTAAGCCGCCGCTTGCGGTCGGCTTGAACCGGTAGTTCGGCTGTGGCCGGAGCAAAAGGATTTCAGATGATGACCAACGACGAACTTGAGCGCGCGGTAAAGATAGCCGCCGAGTGCTTGGACGATTGCGCACCAATGTACCGAGAGCGGTACGAGATGCTGCGCAAGCACTTGGACGCCCTGCTTGCGGAGCAACTGCGGCGCGCGAAGGAACGCCCGGACTTGAGCGCGCCTCCGCCGCCAACTCAACCGGTGCTCGTGCCGATGATGATTCCTGCGCCGACTTGGGTGCCGCGCCCGCCATGGGAGCCGCCGTACACCGTGACCTGTGGTGCCGCGCAGTAAAAAGCCGAACACGTAGTTCTGCCAACTATGAAAAGTCGCCGCCACAACCGCAGCACAAAGCGCAGCCGCTGGGCATGGTGCAACAGCCCTGCCGGCCTGCGCCATCGCCGAGCGCTGCACGATGCTCGCTGCGAGGAACGCGCCGCATCACTGCCACCGATCCCGCCAGAGCCCGAGCCCGGCTCGCTGTGGCAGCGCGTGGTGGTGTACGGCTCGCACGGGCAAGTGATGCGCGAGATTGCGCTGTACGTGCCTGCGCGTGGCGTGCGCTGCGATCAGCACTGCGACGAAGCCGGGGCGCTGCTCACCGCCACAGAGGTGGGCCGGCAGATGGCCGCCTGGATCTGCAAGCGGCCGAGCATCGCGCTGCAGGCCCAGGAACGGGCCGAACTGGTGGCGGGCGCGCGGGAGGCAGCGCGCGCATGAGCCTGTGGCAAGCCATGTTCCTGGCCGAGCGTTACGGCCGCCTGACGCTGACGCTTGAAGAGGTGGCCGAGCAGATAGGCCTGGCCGCGTCCACGATCAAAAACCGGCGCACGGCCGGCGATTTCGCATGGCTCAAGAGCGACGGCCGCGAGCTGCGCGCTGACGTGGCGGACGTTGCGGAGTATCTGGCGCAGCAGCGGCGTACTGCTCGTGCAGCGATTCAATCGACACCACCACGTAGCGCGAGTGAATCTCATCCGAGCGATGCCCCGTCACGGCCTTCCGGGCGTCGGCGTCCAGCCCTCGCTCGCGCAGCGCAGACGTAGCCTCGCGCCGCATGTCGTGCAGGCGCAGGTCGGGGATGCCCAGCGCCCGCGTGGCGGCCGTCACGTTGTCGGTGAGGGTTTCTGGGCTCACCGGGAAGATGCGGCCATCGACGCGCGGCTGACGCTTCA